CCAGGGATACGTCCAAAACGTTAGCTGAAGATTACGATGCTACCGCTAGTATAGCACCCGGCGAGGGCAGCGTCAACGGGAACCGTGTGAAAAACGGCGTGGAAACGGTGGAAAGTACTGCGGAAACAGCAGCGGACGGGAATACACCTCATCCGTCTGCTGCGCAGACAGCTTCCCATCAAGGAGAAGCCTTTAGCAGTTACGCGGACGTAGAGAACCGGGTGGATGCGGCACAGCTGAACACGGCGGACTGGAACCGGGGCGAGCAGAGAGCCGCCGCACGGCAGCTGGTGAACCGGGCGCAGATGACGACAAAGGCGGCACAGGCTGTGGTGGATGCCATGCCCCAGGGCGTGGGTGCTGCCGTGTATGCCCAGGCGGCCAACAGCCTGTACCGGATGGGCGTGACCCAGGACGTGAAGAGTTTTGAACAGGCGGTGAACCTGACCGGCGGCATGAACAGCCTGGGCGGTGCCGTGCGGCAGGTGCTGGCGCTGGGAAAGACCGGCGAGAATGCCTTGCGCATTGCCTACACCTACGGCCAGGGCGAGGCGGAAGCCTACAACGCCCGGAAAACCAGCGAAATTGGCAGCGGACAGGGAGCAGTCAACCCGGACGCTGGCACCTATTTCAAGGGCCGGAACGTGAGCAAAGGCACCAATGCCATGGACGCTTTTATTGAGCTGGGAGCCAAGAGCAGCGGCACTGCCATTCACCGGGCCGTGGAGGGGTTACAGAACAACGCCAGGGGCTTTATCAAGGCTGCGGCGGGCGAAATGTACCTTTCCGGTGAGGCGGGCAGCGAGACCGTGATGCACGAGACCTTCCACATGCTGAACGAGTGGAGCCCGGAGACTGGTCAGGCCGTGATGGACCGGCTGCTGACCTATCTTGTGCAGCAGAACGGCATGGAGAGCACCGAGAAGCTGGTGGAAAACTATCTGGGCCGGTATGAGGACAGCGGCGTGAAAATGACCTGGAACCAGGCGCTGGAAGAGATCACCGCCGATGCCATGGAGACCGTGTTCGGCACGGCGGACGGCTTTAGGAATTTCGTGCGCCAGCAGGCGGCGGAAGCGAAGATGAACGCCAAGGCCCGGGGGATGATCGGGAAGGTGATGGACAAAATCGACAGCCTGCTGCACACCGTGCTTGCTGACGTGAACCGCTTTTTGAAGAACGAGCCCACCAACGCCGCCGCCAAGGCCGCCAGGAGCCTGACAGAACAACAGCTCAAAGACCTGCAGAACCTTTACTTTGAACATCAGGCAGAGGCCGGCAGCAAATACCGGGAAGTATTAACCTCTCAGGCGCAAAGCGCCAGCTCCCCTAATAGGGGAGCCAAGGAGCAGGGCAGCGCAGAGGTAAAATACTCCATTGACCCGAGCTATGCACAGGACATTGACGAGTGGAACCGGGACGGACGAAACAGCCGGGAAATCTTTGTGCTGGGCAGCACGGCGGAAGCCTTGCAGGGACTGGGCGCACGAGAGAATGACATCTACATGAAAGGCGATAAAATCAGCCTGATTCTGGAACAACACCCGGAGATGACATTGAACGAGATCAAACGCATTCCGGAAATTTTGGATGACCCCATTCTGGTGCTTTCCAGCCGGAATAAGGGGCGCGCCGGTTCACAGAATACCAGACTGGTTTTGTTTGGAAGCGTGAAAGCGCAGGATGGCAGACCCGTACTGTGCGTGCTGGATCTTCAGCCAGTAGAAAACCGGATCGTGATCCAGGATATGCAGAAGGCAACCAGTGCTTATACCAAGGATAACGACCCTGTGAGATTTGTGCGGAACAGCGAAGTGCTGTATACCTCTGAAAACAAAAAAAGAACCACAGCGTTACTTAGGACACTAGGCTTCCAAATGCCTAGCGAACTGCAACGCTATGGTTCTATGGGTAGTATATCCTATCATGGGCAAAACGTCAAGATGGAAGGTGTGCCATTTACAGAAATAGAGACGCAGACGAAATACCAGCTGGACGTGGACAGCGACGCTGCAGAAGCAACCCGCACTGCCGCCCTGGGTGACGTGGACAAGCAGACCGACCTGATGCGACAGGTGAGCGAACTGGGCGGGAAGGTGCGCCTCTCCGACCAGAGCATTACCGACATTGTGCGGGCCGTGCTGAGCGACACGGGCAGTAAGCTGGATGCCAAGACCTTTACAGAGCGAATGCGGGCCCTGAGTGACTACATTGCCCTGAATAAGGATGTGAGCTGGGACGATGTGTACACCTTTGCCTCTGACATTGCCGAACAGCTGATGCAGAGGAGCAGCCATAAGAACGACGAAATGTGGAAGCACTACCCGGAGCTGCACCAGATGAGCATGGTGATCGAAAAGGGATCGAAGGACTACAGCGAGATCTTGTACCACTGGGGCAGCTGGGCCAACGCACGCAAGGAGCTGGCCCGGCGCGGCGTGAAGATCACCCAGAGCAAAGAAGGAGTGCACAGCCATTGGGACGCAGACTTTACCGAGCTGCAGAAGCTGGGGGCGGGGCTGTTCCCCACCGAAACGCCCAATAGCGCCGTGGAAGCGCTGGAAGCCATGGCAGAGGCCCATGACACAATCCGCCCGGTGATGCAGAATGATTACAGCGAGGACTGGGACGGGGCAAAGCAGGACATTGCCATGCAGATCATGCTGCGGTACATGAACAGCACCGAGGTGGCCAACGAGCAGAACGCCGAGGCCCGGCAGGAGTTCACGAAGCAGTGGGAGGAGATGCGCAAGCAGGCAAAGCAGGAGGCGCTGGAAGCGAGGGCGAAGGTGGAACTGGAACGAGCAAAGCGGGAACAGGAGCTGAAAGAAGCTGCCGAAAGCGCGGCTGACCCGTTCCGGCTGGAAGCTGCCAAAGCCAACGCCCGGGCAGACAAGGCGGAAGCCTTTGCCAGGAAGCAGCGGGAAAGCGTGAGCACCACCATTCGGCTGGCGAAAGACCGGGCGGAAAAACAATTGCAGAAGGCCCGGGATGCCCGGGAGATGGACACCACCCGGCGGAATATCAATAAGATGACAAGCCAACTGACCCAGATGCTGGAAAAGCCAAGCGAAAAAGGCTATGTACCGGAATACCTGCTGGAAAAGGTTCGGCCCGTGGCTGCTCTGGCCAACGATGCCGTTGGCAACCGCAAGGCGGCGGCACAGCTGAGGGCAGAACTGAACGGTACATACGGCCCGGTGCCAGAAGGGGGGAACATACGGGAGGCTGTGGAAGGCCTGAGCCGGGGCATTGACCGGGAGGTGAAGCTGGGAGACCGTGCCGCCATGGAATGGCAGCAGAGTAGGCTGCCGGAGCAGATCAGCGACTGGCTGAACGATGTGAACGAGGCCCGGGAAATTGAGATGGAGAAGCTGCGGGGCGAGATCGAGAATGCCGAAAAGTGGCTGAAAAAGGACACCCCGGAGAAGAAAGCCTACATTGCCCGACTGAACGCTGACCTGAAGGCCTACCAGGACGGGAACCTTGCCACCCTGACCGCAGACCAGACCCGTGAACTGAGTGAGATCCTGGAAAAGACGTTGTTTATTGTAAAGAACGAGAATGTGATGCTGGGCAGCATAGAGGATGTGATGGTGGACGACTTTGCCGAGGGTATTTCCGGTGAGCTGAAGAGCGTGCGTCAGCAGCGGAAGGATACCAGATTCGGGAAGATCTTCCGGGAAGTGACCAGCGTGTACAAGCTGAATACCATGAACATTGAACGAAACTTTGAGCGTTTGGGCGGCTACAACCACGGCGGCTGCATGGAGCAGCTGGGACGGCAGCTGAACGAGGGCCAGGCACGAAAGGAACGCATTAAAGCAGAGGGTGAGCGCATTTTCTCTAACGTGACCGGGCCGGAGCATGCCGAGGAGCTTTACCACTTTACCCACGATCTGGTGGACATCGGGCTAAAGACCCGGGACGGCAAGCCCTGGCTGGTGACCCATGACGTGATGACCGAGCTGTGGGTACAGCTGCAGAACAGGCAGGGCCTGCACCACCTTTTGTACGGCGGGGCCACCATTGTGGACATGAGCTTTTCCACCAAGGGCCTTGCCGGGTTGGGAGAGCAATACTCCGAGACTGTGACGCTGGGCGAGCTGGTGACCATCGACAAGGACGGCAGCAAGCTGAACGCCTACGAGATCAGCAAGCGGGAGGACACGCTGCGCACCAGCATCCTTGGCGAGATCGAAAAGAACCTGACGGCTTACGATGACCTGTGGATCAGCGATTTCCGGGAGCTGGGCAAGCTGACAAAGGAGTACATCAACGAGGCCAGCATGACCCTGTACGGCGTAAAGCGTGCCCGGGTAGAAAACTACATCCACATGAACGTGGACAGAAACACCCTTGTGGAGCAGAACGAGGGCGTGCGCCGGGACGTGAGTGTGGGCAGCGAGAGCTACATGAAGACCCGACAGAACAGCTCCAAACCCCTGGCTTTGGTGGGCCTGGTGAAGCAGGCCAGCGAGAGCATAGAAAATGCCGCCCAGTTTGCAGGCATGGCGATCCCGCTGCGGAACGCCGAGAAGGTGCTGAACAGTATGCAGGGCGGCGAGACACAATACGGAGCCATTGAACGGAGCTGGGGACGGGCCGGACGCAAGTACATGCAGAAGGCCATGGCCGACCTGAGCGGGAGCAAGGGAGACAGCGAGGTGTTTGACCACCTGAGCAGCGTGCTGCGGGGCAATGCCGCTGCCGCCGTGCTGACGGGAAACCTGAACGTGACCTTGCTGCAGGCAGCAAGCCTGCCCACGGCAGCGGCAGAGCTGGGCTGGGGCGGAACCGGTGCATCTGCCGTGCAGTTTGTGATGAACCTGAAGCCCAGCCAGCTGAACAGCATCGTTGAACGTGCCTACCGCTTTGGAGATTCCCTGCTGCCCACCCGCTTGCGGGGCAGCAGCCGGGGGGAACTGAGCAACGCGGCGAAAGAACAGGGCGTGTTCAGCACCGCCCACGACGGGGCCAGGAACAGCCAGAACGTGGTGCTGCGGTACGGCACCCGAGCCGTGAACGCTCTGGCAGACTTTGCGGGCGGAAGCATTGGCTGGATGGACAAGGTGACGGTGGCCAGCCTGTTCCACGGGGCTGAGAACTATGTACAAAAGAACCTGGCCGAATATGACCTGACGAAAGCTGACCTGCCCACCAAGACGATGGAGGACGGCAGCAAGGCTTACCAGGAAGCCGTGATGAGCAAGTTCCGGCGGGTGGTGGAGCGGACACAGCCCAACTATACCGTGATGCAGCGGACAGGAATGCAGCGCTCGAAGAACCAGATGCTGAAGACCCTGAGCATGTTCAGCACCCAGCGCCAGCAGAACGCCCAGATCATGGTAAGCGCCGTGGAGGATCTGGCGGCCCAGTGGCAGCGGAACGACCAGGCAAAGGCGGCATTGGAGAAAGCAAAGGCAGAAAACGACACGCCCCGGCTGGCGGAGTGCAAGGCCGCTGCGGAAAAAGCGAAAGCAGACAGGGCGGAGGCTTTGAAGCGGTTCTGGGATGCGGCCAGCAGCCAGATCGTGCAGACGGCGGTGATCGCCGGGCTGGGGATACTGGTAAAGTTTATTCTGCACCGGTGGGATGACCTGCAGGACGAAAACGGGGATATGACCCTTGCCAGCCTTGGCGGAAGCTTTTTGTACCAGTTCAGCAATAGCATGGTGAGCAACTACACCGGCGGAAGCGAGCTGTGGACAGCGGGGGAGAGCATCCACAGCAAGAGGGTGTTTGGCAACTACGACAGCGTGAGCATGACCGGATTTTCGGCCATCAACGACGCGGTGACCAGCATGACCAAGCTGAACGCCCTGCTGGATAAGGACACCGGCGAGATGACCGAAAAAGAGCTGGACGATTATGCCGACAGCGTGAAATGGGCCTGGGCTGACACGGCGGGCCAGCTGATGATGCTGGTGGGCGTGCCCTACAACAACGGCAAGAAGTATGTGCAGGCGGTGTTTGCCTGGATGGACACGGTCAAGCAGTGGGACGAGACCGGAGAAAAGAACTTCAATTCCACTCCGGACAGCGCCACCGGGCAGTACGACCGGCTGTTTGAGGCCATCCAGACTGGAAACACCGAGGAAGTACAGGCGGCCACCAAGAAGCTGGAGCGAATGCTGGCGGAGGGAAAGATCAAGGAGCTCAAGACAGATGACCAGCTGAAAGCTCGGCTGAAAAAGTACGATGAGGACATTCTGGACGCTGCCAGGGCGAAGAACGCCGGAGACATGGAAGCACGGGTGGATGCAAAGCAGGAGGTCTATGACCGGCTGTGCACGGCCTACGGCGTGAAGAAGCTGGGCGAAAAGGGCGAGACCGACGAGGACAAGGCCCAGAGAGCCCGGTTCAGGGAACTCATCGATAAGGCGGTGAACGAGAAGGCGGAACAGCTGTACAAGGGCGGCACCGAGGGCAGCGTGTACGATACCCTGACGGACGCACTGGAAACCGGAAAGCGGAAGGACGTACAGGACGAGATCGACCGGCTGCGGACGGCGGGCAAAGCGGACAGCCAGATCAAGAGCAAGATCACCGATGCGGTGAAAGAGGAGTATCTGGCGGGCAACGACCACGACCGGGAGAAGCTGGAGAAGCTGCTGACGAGCCTGACCAAAGAGGACGGGACGGCCATGTATGAGGAAAAGAACTTTGCCCAGTGGGTGAAGGACGCGGCAAAAAAGGAGGAACAGGCAAAAAACAGCAAGGATGAGTGGGCAGGGGTGAGGTGAAACTCTCAGTCACGCTTTGCGTGACAGCTCCCCTAGTAGGGGAGCCAAGTTCACGTTGCTGCTCTTTTTGGGGGAGCTCTGCTTAGAAGAAAGGGAGACCGTTCGGGGTGAACGGCCTCCCTTTTGCTATGTTATTCTGTTAAATCATGCCGAGTTCGGATTTCAGACCTTTTTGCAGAACACTGGAAAAATTGATGTGTGCGGATTCGGCGGCATCGTTGAGCCAACCGGGAATAGACAGGGTCTTTTTGACGGGCTTGAACTGCTTCTGATATTCTTCCATATCAAAAGGAATCATTGCAATAAAATCACCGGTATCCACATGGATGGCAGAAGGAAGAGAAGGCTTAGGACATACTTCACAATCTTCAAGCATCAGACCAATGGCATCCTGGGCCATAGCAACCGCTTCATCCATAGTTTCCCCTTGGGTAAAGCAACCTTCAATATCTGGAATTGTAACGGAATATCCTGTTTCTTCTGGATGAAAAACAGCAGGATAAAATACAGCAGTCATTTTAATATTACCTCATATATAGCGTGATGTAAGTTTTGAAAATATTATATGATAACGAGAAAACTAATATTCAATTATTTCAATAATCTATAATGTAGTATTAGGATAACCAGAAATTTTCCAGGTTGATCCTAACAAGATAATGTTATTTTTTGATTCCGGCTTGTTTAAGAATACTTTTTTCTAGACCGGGCTTCAGATCCTTTGCATGATAAGGAACGACAGTGGATTTTTTGGTGACGGGGTTGCTGTACATCCGATGAGAGCCATTGGAGCGAATGCAAACAAAGCCGTTTTGCTCCAACAGCCGACACATCTCTTTTGGAGTTAGCGGCATGGCGGTGGAATCCTCCTTTCTTCGTTGGTAATTTGATTATATACGTACTTTACGTATTTGTCAAGAGGCGGGAACTTATGTATGTCCGGGGTAGTTGCACCCGGCGGGGCGTGATAGGATAGGGTCAGGAAGGGCGCACAAAAGTGGCGGAGTGCGTCCGATTGGTGAAGGGAGTGAAATTGTGAGCCAACTGGATATCAAGATCAGAAAGCTGCAGGACAATGGTTCGACGTTTCGGGCGAACATTGAGACGCTGTATCTGGGCGGTGTGCGGAGCGCCAAGGTGGACGAGCTCCGCTTTGAGCTGCCGGAAGAGTGGAAGAACTGTACCGTGACCCTGCATGTGCAGCGCCTGAGCGGCACAAAGCCGGACCCGCAGATCCTGGACGAGAACAACAGCGCACTGGTAGACCGGCGGTGGACACTGGAAAAAGAGGGCACCTGGATGCTGCTGGCCATCAACGACAGCGGCTACATTGCCATGACCAAGCCCGGCAAGTACACCTGCTATGACACCATCGACACCGACACGACCACCGAGAACATTACGCCGAGCATCTATGAACAGTTCGTGGCCGAGGTGACGAAATACGCCAAGCAGGCGCTGGAGAGCATGAACGCGGCCAAGACCAGTGAGGAAGCAGCGGCCAAATCTGCTAAAGAAGCAGCGAACTCTGCCGCCAGCATGGAAGAAAGCGTGCGGGTGAGCGGGGAAAATGCCAAAAAGGCTGCAAACAGTGCTGCTGCGGCAAAGAAAAGTGAGGAAGCGGCAGCAAAGAGCGCAGAGGCATCTGAGAACAGCGCTAAGAAAAGCGCCGAGAGTGCGAGTGCATCCAAGGCTAGTGCGGAAAAGGCAAAGGACAGTGAAGAGGCGGCGAAAAAGAGCGAGGACGCAGCAGCCCTGAGCGAGACCAACGCCGCCGCCAGCGAGAAGAACGCCAAGACCAGTGAGACCGCCGCCAAGCGGGCCCTGCAGGACACGGAGACGGAGCACACCGCTGCCTTGCAGAACATCGCACAGGCCCGCACCGCGGCCCTGAACGACGTGGCCAACTCCACCAAGACGGCCACCACTGCGGCAAACACCGCCACCCAGCAGGCCACCGCCGCTGCGGGGAGCGCTTCTGCCGCCGCCACCAAGGCCGGGGAGGCATCCACCAGTGCGGGGGCGGCAAAGGCCGATGCTGACCGGGCAGAGAAAGCCAGCACCAACGCGGCCAATGCGGCCATGACTGCATTGCAGAAGGCAAAGGATGCGGGCGACTTCAAAGGCGACAAGGGTGATACTGGCCCACAGGGGCCGTCCGGTACCATTATCAAGGCTTATGACGTGACGCTGGCCGCTTCCGGCTGGAAGGCCACTTCGGACACAGCAGCCAAGAATGCCGGGCTGGCGTATCAGTACGATGCCAGCGTCAGTGGATGCACGTCGGCATTGGAACCGAGTGCAACCATTCGTCTGGAAAGTGTTGCTGTGGCCCAGAAAGCAGGATTGGGCAGCATCTGCCAGTCTGAATCCGGATACTGCCGGTTCTATGCGGCAAAAGTGCCCTCTGCGGCAATTTCGCTGCGGCTGCTTTTGATGGAACGGATACCGACATAAGAAGGGAGACTTTGAAATGGCAATTGGCGCAGTAGGCGGCGTACCTGCGGCGGACTATGTGCCACCCGTGGGCATCATCCTGACGATGGGCGTAGGCACCAGCCCGGCGGAGCTCTACCCCGGCACCACCTGGGCCCGCATCAAGGACCGGTTTTTGTGGGGCGCATCGGAGACGCACCCTTTGGGCGAGACCGGCGGCAGCGCCACCCACACCCTGACCGTGAACGAGATGCCCGCGCACAGCCATGGTGCAACGGTTCTGAGCGCTGGTGAGCACAGCCACACCGTAACTAGCTACTATGATACCGGAAGCGTTAGTATGATGTCCGACTATGATTACACAGGCGGCAACGATGATTATCGCCCTGTGTACCCAACAAACACGACATCCTCCAACGGTGCGCACGGCCACACGGCCACCATCGGCAGCGCCGGAAACGGGCAGGCTTTCAGCATTATGAACCCGTACGTTGCGAAGTATATCTGGTACAGAGTGTCATAGGAGGAGCTTATATGATTGGATTTGTAAAAGGGCTTAAGGCATCCATGTTTGTTCCTCCTGTTGGGTACATATGGAAAAGTGCAAGCGCCGTTAGCCCTGCTTCTATCTACGAAGGAACAACGTGGGCGCAGATCAAGGACAGGGCCATTCTTGCCGCTGGCTCAAGCTACGAAAACGGAACGACTGGTGGCAGTGCTTCAGAGCAGCTGGCCGTAAGTAATCTTCCGAGCCATGCACACGCCTGCAGTATTTCCTCGGGATCATCGCATACGCACAGCCGATACATCGCGGAGATTGCCTCTGCATATGGGGAGCTCGGCCAGATGTCACGAAGTAACAATTTTGCAATTGACAATTCAACGATAACCACATCCAGCGGCGGCAACCATAGCCACACGGTAAAGGTCGGCAGTGCAGGAAGTGGGCAAGCGTTCAGTGTTCTTAACCCGTACATTGTCCGCTATGCTTGGGAAAGAATCAGCTAGGAGGTGCAAAGTGTGATTGGATCAGTTATAAAGCAGGAGGATACCCAGTGGATTCCTCCGGTTGACGCTGTTCTGGAAATGCATTCCGGGACAAGCCCCGCCGCGATCTATCCGGATACCGTGTGGACGCAGCTGAAGAACTGCATCATCATCGCTGCCGGAGACACCTTCAAAGCTGGTGAAACCGGTGGGCAAGCCCGGATTTCGCTTACGGCAGGTAATCTCGCAGCTCACACCCACTCCGGGAGCACTTCTACGGATGGCGCACACACCCATACGGTATCGGGCTCTATTCAAAGAAACTGGGTTTTCGGCCCTGGACCTACTGCATACCGCAATAAACGACTGAATGTTGCGACCTTCTCGACATCCTCCGCTGGCGCTCACACCCACACAGCCACCATCGGCAGCGCCGGAGGGGGACGATCTTTCAACATTATGAACCCGTATTACGCAGTAAATATCTGGCAGAGAGTAGGATGAATATGAAAATTATTGATGAAAACGGCCTCGAGCTGACGGTTGAACCCGACCTGACACTGGGACGGCTGGTGGATGATGTGGAGATCGTGCACCATGACGCGATTGCTGGGGTTCAGCAGGTCAACCATTACGTCCCTATCGAACATCTTGCCAATGGCAGCACCATCGTAGAAGAGGTTATCGATGTTCCCGGTGTTGACCCTCAGCCCGCCTGGGATGAGACAGTGCCAATCCAGCGGTATATCAAGTACACGCAGGACGAACTGGACGAACAGGCCCGGCAGCAGGAGCATGAGACCAAGATGGCGCAGATGCCGGAAACGGTGGAACAGCTCAAGGCAGAAAACGAGGCCCTGCGGAAATCCTTCACTACGATGGAGAGCGCCCAGGCAGATGCCGATGCGCTGAACGTTGACCAGGCCTACCGGCTGACCCTGCTGGAGCTGGGGATCACTGAGTAAAACCCTCTGCCAAGAGGATGATAACATTTTAAGATGGGGCACTGCCCCGGAAAGGACAAACCTATGTTGTACCGTACCTGTAAACGCATGATCGAACGCGGCAATCTGGAGGGCATGAGCACCAAGCTGGACGTTTTCTATGCCGCAAGCAAGTTGACTGATGACGAGTACAAGGAGCTGACCGAGCTGCTGGCCGAGAAGGAGGCGCAGAATGCCCAGAACAATTCTTGATGTTTCCCGCTGGCAGGGCCGCATTGACTGGGACAAGGTCAAGGCAAGCGGCCTTATCTCCGGCGTGATGATCCGGGCCATGGGCAACAGCAAAGAGGGCAAACCCAGCAAGCCATACATCGACCCCTTCTTTGCCCGCAACTATGCCGAGTGCACCCGGCTGGGCATCCCGGTGGGCGTGTATGGCTACTTCAAGGCCACCACCAAGGCACAGGCCGACAGGGAGCTGGCCCTGTTCAAGCAGGAGCTGGACGGCAGAGCCTTCCAGCTCCCGGTGGCTGTGGACATCGAGGACAAGCTTCAGGCGGCCCTGAGCAAGTCCGCCCTGACCGACATCGTGACCCACTGCCTGAGCGTGGTGGAAAGCTGGGGCGTGTACGCCATGCTCTACACCGGCCTGAACTTCGGGCAGACCAACCTTTACATGGGCGGCGCGGCCCTCAAGCCCTACGACGTATGGCTGGCAGCCTATCGCACCAAGAAGCCCACCCCCGGCTGGGCCTTCGGGATGTGGCAGTACACCAGCAGCGGCAAGATTCCCGGCATCGCCAAGGGCGCAGACCTGAGCGTGGCCTACAAGGACTATGCTGCCATCATCCAGCGCAAGGGGCTGGGCAAAGTGAAAGGAGAATGACAATGAAAAATGAGATTTGTGCGGCCATCGGCATTGTGGGTGGGGCCATTGCCAGCCTGCTGGGCGGCTGGGACACGGCGCTGCAGACGCTTATCATCTTTATGGCGATCGACTACATCACCGGCCTGATCGTGGCGGGGGTGTTCCACACCAGTCCCAAGACCAAAACTGGCACCCTTGAGAGCCGGGCAGGCTGGAAGGGCTTGTGCCGCAAGGGTGTGAGTCTGCTGGTGGTACTGGTGGCCTGCAGGCTGGATGCTGTCATCGGGTCGAACTTTATTCGGGACACCGTTGTCATTGCGTTTGTATGCAATGAGACTATCAGTATCGTGGAGAATGCCGGACTGATGGGTGTGCCCATCCCGGCGGCGCTGACTCGTGCTGTGGACGTGCTGAAGCAGCGGGCGGAAGAAAAGAACGGCAGCTGACAGCAGCCCCGGGGAGCCTGATGGTTCCTCGGGGCTGAATTTGCGCTTTCGACTTCTTTTGACAAAAGGCGTAGCATGATGGCCGAAAGGATGTGTTAGAATGACTGATACACAATTTGACCACTTGCTGCGCCCTCTGGGTATCATTCGCACAAAGAATGATTATTATACTCTCCGACAGTGTATGACGCTGATTTGCACCAGGCCTGACCGGTTGCGAGCCTTGCAGAAGGAAGTTTATCTGCCTGTGGCGGAAGCTTCTGGTCATGCTTGGAGGGCTGTGGAGAGCGCTGTTCGCAGGACGGCAAAGCTGGCATGGAAAACTGACCTGGAAAAAGTGCAGGTGTTGGCGGGATACCCGCTGGATCATCGGCCAACGGCGGGACAGTTTTTGGAGATGCTGTATAATGCAGTAAGTGAATAAAGAAAACAATGTGATTCGTTGATACTGTAAAAAGAAAAAGAACCACTACAAAAGGCATTGACCTTATGCAGTGGTTCTTTTGTTACCGCTCAGGGAGCGGCATGATCAGGACGAAGAACGCGCCCACGAAGTAGATTGTGGGGTTCGCCTGATTCTTGTGTGGTGGACATAACGGGAGACTGAACGAATTTATTGGATAATCTGCGGAAGCGGTTTCTGCATCCATGATAAGGTTAAAATCGGCCTCGGAACGGTTTTGTCCGGAATAATTAAAGGCGATCCTTAAGTGATCATCGGACAGGTAGACCACTGAGACAAAGGTATCGATGACTTTACGCCGGAACTCTTGGCTCTGCAAGCTGCCGCCCTGGAACTGCTCCAGCCAATAGAGAATTTGCTCACGCTCCAGACGAACATGGCTCAGCTTCTCTAACTCAATAGCACGCTTCAAATCTTTCGCTTTGGTTTCCAGATCCAGCAGGCGCTGTTTTGTGGTTGCAGTGATGATGCCTGCCTCGATGGCGCGCATTACATTGTCGGTGGCTTTCTGATTTTCTTCCAGTTCGGCGGTAAGAGCAGCCAGCTGCGACGAAGCAGCCTCCCGCTCCTGATATTCCATCACGGCATCTGTGATCCATTCCATCACATCGGGACGGAGAACGTAGTCTAACGCGGCCTTAACAACTACCTTTTCAATCCACTCGCGGGGAACGTTGGCCTTTTTACAAGCCCGCTCCCGCCGCCGCTTCTGACAGCCATAGTAGTAGTGAGATTCGCCATTCTTCGCGGTACCGGAAAAGCCGACCATATAAGAACCACAGTGGGCACACTTCAGCTTCCCGGTCAGCAGATAATCCCCGCCATCATGGTGGCGGCCCCGGACGCGGCGATTGGCGTTTATCCGCTCATTCGCGGCCAGGAATGTGCCCAGGTCGATGATCGCTGGCATTCCGCCCTCAATGCGGATATCGGAAAAGTGGTACACACCGATATAGGATTCATTTTTCAGCAGGACAAAACTGTTTTTATTCCAACGTCCGCCACGACTGGTTTTCAGGCCCTTATTGTTCAGCTCAGTGGCAATGTCTACAAAAGGCACGCCAGCAGCAGCTTTGCGGAAAATATCTCGGACGATCTCAGCGTTCGTCTCGTGAATCGCAAAGCGGCCATCCGGGCCCTTGCAGTAGCCGAAGGGGATAGAGCCGGAATTTACTTTGCAGTTCTCGGCATTGAAGCGCATCCCACGGCGGATGTTCTGAGCAAGAGATGCACTATAATACTCGGCAGAACCTTCCAGAACGGATTCCAGAAGGATACCCTCGGGGCCGTCCGGGATGGATTCCTTTGCATAGAGAACCCGGACACCAGCTTTTTTGAGCTTATATTTATAAGTGGCAGAATCGTAGCGATTGCGGGCGAAGCGGTCGATCTTCCAGCAGATCACGAAGGGCCAGTGGCCGTGGGCCGCATCCTTCAGCATCTGTTGGAACTGGGGCCGGTTATCGGTAGTGCCGGACAGATGCCGATCAGCGTAGATCTTCACGACCCGGAGGCCGTTTTGCTGCGCAAAAAGTTCGCAGTCAGCCACCTGCTGCTCAATGGAACAGTCCCGCTGGGAATGGGAAGAGTAACGTGCATAGATCACCGCGTCCTGCATATCCGGGTCGGGTACAGAAGAAAATTTCTTTTTCATGGTTTTCCTCAGCTTGTGCGCTGAGCAGGATCATGGTACAATGAAATTGCTCAGCAGGTGTTTTCTTATCCTATGATTATTCTCCGACAGACAGATTCCCCATCTGGCCCCGGCGGCTCTATCGTACAGAGCTGCCGGGGATTCTTTTTGCAAATTTTTGAAAAGTATGATACACTTATTTTGCGGAAGGGAGGAGAAAATGATGTGGATATGGCTTAACAAAGTGTATCATTTTGCATCGTGTGGCTTCTTTTTTTGCAGTTTCTTTGGGGGAGTTTCTAAGCTGATTCAAGTTTTTGTTTTTCCCGATGGGCTCCCTATTAGCGTGGAGCTGATTCTTGCTGGACTTGCGTTACGGCTCCTTAAGAACTACCATCCTTATGATCTTCCTGGGCGTTGGAAGAAGGAAAAGCAATGATTTTAGGGTCAGGCACTTGGAGTTCCAGTGCCTGACTTGCTTTTTGAAGTTTCTGGAGATCGGCATCTGAAGGCATTTTTTGGATTGCCAATTCCAATCGTTCCTTTTCGATTTGAATACGCTTTAATTCATTTTCCAATTCCAAACCCTTGATCTCTTCCTTTTTCGCTGCAAGTTCCAAATCTTTTTTGTCAGATTCATATTGACGGTTAATAAAGTATTTGATAAGTCCGCGAACAGACGGAATGTCAAATTCTACATTGGAACCCTTGAATTTTCCACCGAAAAGAACCAGAAAAGCAAACAAAAAAGCCGTCCAGTTGGACTGGATAAATTCCATACCTTTCTGAAAGGCGACGACATAATCTCCTGGCGAATTAAGATTCGTTGTGATAGAAATATCTTCGTCTTCATCTATGACAAAGAATATTTCATTTATAAAATAGCTGAAGGCCGAAAAGTCTCTACCTTTGATCTTATGCAAGGTTGTTACACGAAAAACAAGGTGCATTTCATTGGCATACGTATAAAGATCAAAACAAGTATTCAAAATAGGATAGGCATACTCGTCAATCTCGGAAAGACTATGATGATTCAACATTGCCCGAGCCAAAAGTGGGGTTAGCCTGCGCTCTTCCACTTCCTTTATCAGCTGAATGGAACGGCGTTTGACATAAGGACATAGAATATCTTGATCTTTATGAAGTCCGGCGGCTATCTGGCGGTCAGCTTCCAGTTCTGCTTGAATGCATTCGTTGATGTCGGATTTTTCAAAGTACTCACCAACAATCCCAAAAGAAACTCTTTTTTCGCCAAGGATCATAACGATGTCGCCGGGTTTCATATTTTCAAGGAATCGGCGGCATTTATTGAGAGCAGCACCAGGTTGTTTATCGGTATAGTAAGTTTCAATCAAACGATGCAGGTTGTCTTCTGTGGCTTCTAGCAGCGCACTTTTGAGAACTGCGTTCCAACCGATTGCAATATACTTATTTCTAATAAATTCGTTATAATAGACACCTGATTTGGTTCGGATCATCCAAAAGGAACAGGTGTTTGGAATCTGAACTGGTTGAAGGCACTTTTCTAATTCTATAGCAATTTGAAGATCAACTTTGTCCATTAGTAGTCCTTTCGTATTTGTGGATTTGGGTAATCCGAAAATTATTCCTGCTCCTGCTGCTCAAATTTCTCGAGATCCAGCTTATAGCATTTTTCTTTACCATGGCGCTGAATCAGGAGGAGACCGTAATCATCGATTTCTTTCAACCTCTTTTGGAGTGTACTGCGTGAATACTCTGTGTAGGCAAGCAGATCACCCGTAGAAATGCCGGTATGAGAGAACAAGCTAGCCTGAATAAGATAATAGGAAAGTTCTCCAAGCTGCTTTGTGCTGAGCTGTGGGCTTTGATCGAGGATGTTTGCATAGTGCTTCAGATCATGGGCACGCTCTGTCAGGGCATCATTCAGTTTGGAGATGGCCTCCAGAACAACCTCCATAAACCAGAGAACAAAGGGAGTAAGATCGCCTTTGTTACGCGGATCGTTGCAGAGTTTGAAGGCATCGTCGTACTGCTTTAGATTTTCCTTTATCGTATAGGACAGCCGATAGGCAATCAATGGGTCGAGTTCCTGCGTCATCAGAAAGCTGCTGATGAACCGGGAAAGACGGCCATTGCCGTTGTAGAACGGATGAATATAACCGAACAGGTAGTGTGCAGCGGCTGTACGGATCAGCAAATCGACAGAATCGTCCTTAATGAAATCCAGAACTGATTGCACTGCAGTCTGAATGGCACTTTCCGGCAAAAGTCCCTGATGAATCTCTTGCTGAGCGGCGTTGGTGACAGAAACAGAATTTTTACGGAAAATCTGACCATCAGGAGCGTCATTCGGATTTTCCTCTATGACTTCCCGCAGAACAAGGTCATTGTAAATATCCCGCACATCCTGACAGGTATCCAGTTTGAGAGAGGTGCGTTGTGACAGCATAGCGTACTTCATAACGAGACCGTAGAAGCGCCGATCACTTTTCTTTTCCTGGAGCTTTTCCAATACCTCGGTGATCTCCCGGCGGGTACTGTTGACACCCTCGATATCGTTTGTCAGGATGATCTCATCCACCAGACACCGGGAAGTGAACTGGTTGATTGCAACTTTGGGAAGCTGTTTGCGCAAGGCACGGATGCTTTTATCCTCTTTATGGATCTTGATGATCATATAAAGCAGTTCGGCGCTCTGGCAGATAAAAGCAGGATCATCGTGAATCTTAAAATTCAAATGGACGGTATCGGGATGGGAATAGCGCTCCTGATAGATGGATTCATACTGCTGAGGGGCCTTATAACGAAGCTTATAAAGCGATTCATAGGTCATCACAATCACCTCACTGCTAAATTAGCATATTTAAAATGAGAAAAATGTCATTTCAAAGAAGTTCATTGGTAAATATATACCTTTTTTACCGATGAACGTCAAGGCCTTTGTGGAAAAGTGTTGCGAAAACCACAAAAATAATCAAGTAAAGGGATAACCGCTTTGGGTGACCAAGGCGGTTATTTTTTATGCTTCCTTTGCAGCCACGCCATGCGCAGCAGCTTTTTTATAACGTCCGGTGAGAACCAGATCCTCTACATAGTCCAGTGCTTTGGTCTGGCCCTCTTCGTTCAGCTGGTCGAAGTTGTCCAGCAGGGCAGTCTGGGCGGGGGTAAGCTGGATTTTACCGCTTACGGTATCATCAGACAAATCATCGAGAGTATACCCCATGCAGTGAACCACGGCGGACACGGTGGACAACTGAGGATCTTTTGTCTGGCCTGCAAAAAGTTTGTTCAAGGTGCCTTTAGGCACACCAGATGCTTCTGAAATCTGCTCAATCGTCATACCGCTGTTCTTTTTAATACGGTTTAAGTTGTCGAGCCACATGGTAAAAATCTCCTTTCTGAATCTTTAACCCTATTATAAGAAAAAGAAACTGCCCCGTCAATAATAAATTACCGAATAAGATAAAAATATTCTGAAAGAGGGTTGACTTTTACCTTTAATGGATGTACAATCAAGCCGTAAATTACCGTTAAAGGTAAAATCGAAATGAAACGGAGGATTTGCAATGGACAATTTGAAAGCTGAGATGCAACGGAACGGCCTAACGGTAAAAGACATTATGAGCACGATTGGATGCTCAGAGAAAACCGCCCGGAACAAGATCAACGGGGAGACGGATTTTACATATCCGGAAGCTGAAAAGGTTCGGAACGTCCTTTTCCCAGGGCTGAGGATGGAATATCTCTTTTGCCAGCGCCGTACCCAGCCCACCGACCCGAACGGGCCGCTGATGCAGACTTTTAGTCCAGACTGAGAAAGGAGAAACCTATGGACCGTTATATGATCGTGATCCCGGCGAAGAACCGGGCGTTCAACATGAAGTGTGATGATGGTGACAGCATGAAGCTGGAGACCCTGCAGAAGCTGGTGGGCGGGCCGATCGAGCCGGTGCCCGCCTTGCTGAGCGCCGAGTGGGCGCGGGAGAAGGACGTGGACGGCATTCTGCTGCTGGTGAACGAGGAGGGGCTGATGAAGGAGCGCCCCCTGACGAACCAGCGCGCCAGTGAGATGACGGCGGCAGAGCTGGTGGGCCCGGCAGTTGTGGTCGCAAAACGCGGCGATGAGCTGATCGGCTTTGCAAAGCCTGTGGTGGAGACCATCTGCGCCGAGTGGCTGTGAGGTGCTGCCATGGGCCGAAGGAAAAAGCAGGAGTTGCCTTTTGAGCACTGGCAAATTATTGAATTGCTGCACATCACACAGGATTTTTACTCAAAACCGGAGAATGAGGCTGCATTTCAGGAATGGAAGGCGGCCAGAGATGCGAGAAAAGCAAAAAGGCCCGCCGGTGCTGGAACACCGACGAGCCAACCAGGGTGATGGTTTTTGACTGCCCATCACCAGAAGTTTAACACAGAGTTGGAGGATTTGCAAATGAAAAAGAAGATCACGGGCAGCGTGCTGAGCGCCGGTGCCATTGTGCTGGGACTGGCTGCCGCAGGCTGCGGCGGGGCCATTGAGAACGCGGCCAACGGCTGGGCAATGCTGGGCTACACGCTGCTGGCCATCGTGCTGGGGTGTGCAGCCCTGGCGCTGGCCGGGCTGGGCCTGGTGGCAGAGCAGCGGAAGGAGCCGCAGAAGATCCACAAGGTGCCGGAGAACACGGTGAAGAGGGCCGTCTGCGGCAGAAAGGCGGGGTAAGGATGAAAATCACGATTTACAGAAATGGAAACGATGGCGGTCTGAGTATTGAGGATGGTGAGAGTGAAGCGGATGTTACACGGGTGATCATGCAGTCGGCAGTAAGTTTTGTTGTCAGCAGTGTGCCCAGTGACCTGAACAACACCCAGAAAGAGGAGATTGTTCGGAACTTTGCAAAGGCCGCTGAACTGGAAATGCGGTTGGCACTGAGCCGTAACCAGGTGACAGGCCGCTTTGAGGATAAAGAAGCTGCTTTTATGGAAGAGCTGATGAAACGGGCGATGGAGGCCAAGCAGAAATGACGCTGGAAGAGTACAAGAACATTTTGATTACCGGGACACCGAGTGACCGGGCGCGGGCAATTGCCGAGGCCGGGAACGACAGGAGCCTGACCGACGAGGAGTTCCACGAGCTGACGGCCATGATCAAGGGCGTTGTGCGGCCCGGGCGGCGGAAGATGACCCCGGACGAGGCAAAGCTCTGGGCCGAGGTGAGCCGGATCAACACCCGGTTGAAGGACGAGATGGTGAACGCGGGCTTTGCGGTGCGGGCCCTGCCCGGCGACCTGCAGGAGGATGCGATCAACGTTCTTTCCCGCACGGTGAGCGGGATGCTGGGCGACCTGACCGCCATGATGGCAGAGACCGGGGAGCCGTGAGATGGACGGCACCCAGTGTGTACATGTGTTTGAGATCACCCGGAGCCGGTGCCTGAGCTGTGGGGGCCGGAACCGGGCGTGCGGGGAATATGAAGAACGGAGAAGTTACCATGAAAACAAAGATGAGCCTTTCGGCGGAGATGGACCTGACCCAGGACAGCGTGGTGCAGCTGACCTGCTGGTGCGGGCAGATCGCCTTACATGAGCTGTGGGGGCTGGGCCGCACCCGGCTTGACCGAATCACCAGACGGAAGGAGCTGCTGGGCAGCCAAAGCCTGGCTGTGGTGATGCAGCCGGACAAGAACGGGATGCCCCAGACGGAGAAGGCCCGGCGGCTGCGGGCGGAGGCGATCCCCAAGGGCGTGCCGACGGAATTCCGGGTGCCTGCGTTGCGGACACCCCGCACCCGGCGGGAGCAGCAGCTGAAAATGGTGGGCGACCGGGCAGCGACCATGGCCTGGCAGCTGATGGCGCTGGCCTGTGTGCAGGAGTTGGGGTTTGGAGCAGACCGGCTGAACCGGCTGTATGCAGAGATGCGCCACAACTATGAGCAGTTGAATGAGTGGGGAAAGACGGACGGGCTGGACGTGGCCATGGAAAAGCTGCGGCGCTGCGCCTGCGATGCCTTGCAGACTGAGGACATCGTAGTGGAGAACGTGGACGATGAAAAGACAGTGCAGACCCTGAGCCGAAGCTACAAGGAGCAGGAAGCGGAGTTTCTGAAGCGGGCCGTGATGATGGCAGCGGGCCGCAAGGCCTGCCGCCAGAGCCTGAATGTGTTGAACGAAGAGAGTGTTCGGCAGAAATGTGCAGATGCCATGGCAGCGGCTACCGGAAGCAACCTCTCACCGCTGCGGTCTGGCTATGCCAGCGCCTTGCAGAGCTCCCCTGATATGGGAGCCAAGGATCAAGGAGGACGATAAGATGCAGAGTGGATGCAGATGGGTATACACCTTGATGAACTGGGACACCGGCGAGGTGGTGGCCAAGGGCACCAGCGTGGAGCTGGTGGAGCAGGGATATTTTCCAGATGTGAACAAGCTGAGCAGCGTTTGGAATAATCTGGAAAAATGCAAGAACCCCAGCCCGAAGAACTACCGGTGGAAGATGGAGCGGAAGAGCACCAAGGACGACCGGGTGGAGAGGGCCCGGGCAGAAGGCCTGAGTGCGGACGAGCGGGCCGAGACCCGGATGGTGCGGGTGTACAGCTGCTACGGTGCGGACGGCACCCTGCTGGGCAAGGGCACGGCGGCAGAGCTGAAGGACAAGGGATTGTTTGGCAGCGAGGGCACAGTGCACGAGTGCTACCGCAAGCGGGGCGGCGTGTACAAGCCCGGCGGCGTTACGCGGATGGAGATGGAGCTGTGCCAGAAACGGATCCGGCACCCCATGAAGCTGCCGGATCAGCCGGCAAAGGTGAAGCGCAAGCCCATTGGCGGCGTGATCGACCCCAGCGCCCTGGCCTACGATGTGCATGACCTGATGATCTACAACGAGAAGGCCCGGAAAATTGGAAAGCCGGAACTGACCTACGGATACTGGGCGGAAAAAGGAAAGCCCGCCACGCCTTAAACACCTTGATCTATTATGAAGAGCAACGGATACGATGGACTGACACGTCCATCGTATCCGTTACGTTTCATAATACCTTTATAAAGAAAGAGGGGGAAGAGCCCTCTTTGGGGAGCTAGTATACCCGTTATTTCTGTGACGGTGGGGTCACGGGAAAGAGAATATCAGCAGAAAGTGAAAGCCAGCAGGAGGGCACCGGGATGCGCTGTAACTACATCCGAGAGAAAAAATACCAGTGCGGGGATGACTACATGGCAGTCGGAGTGTTCTCCATCATCCCCCAGGAACACCGGGGCCGGGGCAAGAAGCGGAAGGAATCCAGCGAGGGGCAGAAGGCGAAGAACAAAATGGCTTCCCTGCGCAAGCGCCAGAGAAAGGCGCTGACCAATTTCAGTCCGGCGGGAATGTTCCTGACCGGTACATACGAGGATCCATTTCTGCCGGAGGACATTCTGGCCTGCCGGAGAGACGTGGAGAACTACAAGCGGCGGGTGATGGCGGCCACCTGCAAGCGGTTCGGGGCAAGGCGGGAGGACATCCGCCTGATGCTGGTGGCGGTGCGCAAGGGAGAAGCAGGACGGCTGCACATGCACGGTTTTGCGGAATGCCAGGGCCTGACCGCGGCCCAGCGCCGGGAGTGGCGGGAGATGCTGGAGGATCTGTGGCGGCGGCGTATCCCCGGCTCCAATGAGTTTGAGCCGCTGGGCACCATGAACGTGAATCGGATCGACATGAAAAAGCTGCTGGGCAAGAGTGTGCAGGGCGAATACGGCACGATGGGCTACTTCTACGGCCACAAGGAGCGGCTGTGGGTGGAAACGGCCAACCTGCGCCCGGCCATTGAGCAGGCCCCCAACGATGGCAGATGGAGCCGGAAACAGCTGCGGGCCGCCTGCGGGGAAAAGCAGAACGATGCCAAGTGGTGGGAGCAGCGGTTTCCCGGCTGGAAGATGGAAAAGTGCATCGTGCTGGAGCCCGGCGGGCTGCATGAGAGCCCGAAGCGGGAAGGAACCGGCTGGGAACGGCTGGAACCGCAATGCTATGTGATCCTGCGTCGGCGGGAGGCTGCGAAAGTTCGGGCCCCGCTTGCGGGGTCCATACGCAGTCGGAGCGAGTGAAGCCGGATGCTTGTGCCCGCGCAGCGGGCGTTCCCCGCAGGGGAAACTATCCGGCTGAGTGAGTGCAGACGGACGTGGAAGCTGTACGATGGAAACGCACTGCGCGGAGGCAGGGGACAGAGCCTTGCGAAACCTCGCACCTGACAGATAAAACACCGGTATTTTGCGCGTTATACCCATGCGAAAAGAAGGTGGGGCGATGACAAAAGAGCAGAAGAAAGCGACCCGGCAGGCTCTGCGCCGATATGGCGAGGGGTCTGTTTGTGCTGCCTGGGCGCAGGTGATCGGGGCGGTGCTGGCCTGGTACGACCGCAATGACCCGGTATGCGCCCAGCTGCTGCGGCTGCGCTACCTGCAAGGTATGCCCGAGGAAAAGGTGATCGCCCGGCTGTATGTGGGGCGGACGACCTACTACACCAAAGAGCTGGAAGCCCTGAGCACCGTGGCAGTGTGTGCAGCGGATGCAGGGCTGCTGCCCGGCGGGCAAATGTCCGGGGTGTTTTGAGCGGGCGAGACGTGATAGGCTATTTGCAAAGGGGCGCATGGATTTGAAAATCAAACCTCTCAGTCAGCGCTTTGGACGCTGACAGCTCCCCTAGTAGGGGAGCCAAGTGTAGGAATGCGCCAATGGGGGGTGACAGCATGGCGAAGAAGCGGGCGTACTGCAAGAACACGGTGGCCGGGAAGCAACGGGGAAAGAAATACCAGGCTGCGTTCCGGGCAGAGGTGGTAATGGCTATGCTGGGCTCCAACTCCATCTGCGCTGTGGCGAAGAAGTACGGCGTGCCGGAATCGACCATCCGCAGCTGGATGAGCGAGGAGGCAGGCCGCAGTGATGCCTTTGCAAAGGCCCGGCAGGAAGCCGCGCGGGAGATCGCCATCCGGGCAAGCCTGGGCGTGCGGGCACAGGTGACCTTTTTGCAGGGCCGGGCCGCTGAGAGCCAGCGGGCGGCGCAGATCACGGAGAGGCTGCACCGGCGTTTGGACGAGGACACCCGGGCCCGGGCCTTTGCCGTGGGCACCCTGCTGAAGGACGACCCGGAGGAGCTGGCGGATGCCACCGAGACCGGGCTTGTGGTGTATGGAAGGGCCGGAACCCGGAACTTGCGGCTCTACGAGGACGAGCGGAACCTGTTAAATGCCGAACTGGAGCGGTACGAGGGCCGGGTGATGAGCGACAAAAACGCGGCTGGTGTGGCCAAGGTGCTGATGGAAGTGGCCGAAAAGGCTGCTGCCATGGCCCCGGCGGAGAACACCGACAGCGAGAGCGGTCCGCCGATGGTGGAGATCGTGGCAGCCAGTGAGACGGACGGCCAGCAGGAGGTGGAAGTGGATGGCGGCACAGAGGATGCGTGACGGCAGACCGGTGATCTGGTCACCACAGCCCGCCCAGGCGCGGTTCATGCAGCGCACCGAGAACGAAGCGCTTTATGGCGGGGCCGCAGGCGGCGGAAAGAGCGACGCGCTGGTGATCGAGGCTCTGCGGCAGGTGGAGATCCCACACTACCGGGGGCTCATCATCCGAAAGACGTTTCCCCAGCTGCGGGAGCTCATTGACAAGACCATGCGGTATTACAAGCCGGTTTTCCCAAAAGCCCGGTACAACAGCAGCACCCACTGCTGGACCTTCCCCAGCGGGGCAAAGATCTATTTTGGCAGCATGAACCACGCCCAGGACAGGTACAACTATCAGGGCCAGGCCTACGACTTTATCGGCTTTGACGAGCTGACCCATTTCACCTGGGAAGAGTACAGCTACCTGCTGAGCCGAAACCGACCCAACGGCCCCGATACCCGGGTCTACACCCGGGCCACGGCCAACCCCGGCGGCATCGGCCACGGATGGGTGAAGGCAAGGTTCGTCAGCCCGGCCCCGCCCGGCACCCGGATGGTGCAGATGGTAAAGGCCAGGGCCCCGGACGGACGGGAGATCGTGCAGCGGCGGACCCGCATCTTTATCCCCAGCACTGTGTTTGACAACGCGGCCCTGCTGGAAAATGACCCGGGATACCTGGGCACGCTGGCAGCCTTACCGGAAGCGGAGAAGAAAGCCCTGCTCTACGGCGACTGGGACAGCTTTACCGGGCAGGTGTTCACCGAGTGGAAGAACGACCCGGCCCACTACGACGACCAGCGGTGGACACATGTGATCCGCCCGTTCCGCATCCCGGGACACTGGAAGATCTGGCGGGGGTACGATTTCGGCTACTCGAAGCCCTTTTCCGTGGGATGGTATGCGGCGGACGAAGAGGGCAGGCTTTACCGCATCCGGGAGCTGTACGGCTGCACCGGGACCCCCAACGAGGGCATCAAGGCTGACCCTGTGAAGCAGGCGAGGATGATCCGGGAAGCAGAAGAGAACGACCCCATGCTCCGGGGCCGCACCATTCTGGGCGTGGCCGACCCGGCCATCTTCAACGAGAGCCAGGGCGAGAGCATTGCTGCCATGCAGGAAAAGAGCCCGAACTTTCTGCACTGGGCCCCCGGCGACCACACCCGGCTGGCGGGCAAGATGCAGTTCCACTACCGGCTGGCGTTCCAGGCGGACGGGCGGCCCATGCTGCAGGTGTTCAACACCTGCAAGCACTTTATCCGCACCATCCCGAACCTGGTATACAGCGAGAGCAACGTGGAGGACATTGACACCGACCAGGAGGATCACATCTACGACGAGTGCCGGTATGTGCTGATGGAGAATCCCCTCAGCCCGCCCCGGACAGAGCCGGTGCAGCCCATGCCGGATGACCCGCTGGAGCTGGGGAAGAAAGCGAGGTTTTTTAGAGTATGACCGACGTGATCGGCACAGAGCAGGTGGCGAAGGCCACGGCGCTGTTACAGAGATACAAGACCGGAAAGGCGGCGCTGGACAAGCGGATCGTGGATAACGAGCTGTGGTTCCGGATGCAGCACTGGGCCAACTACCAAAACGAGATGATGGAGGGCAAGCCCAAACCTTCCAGCGGGTGGCTGTTCAACAGCATTGCCAACAAGCACGCGGATGCCATGGACAACTACCCGGAACCCAACGTGCTGCCCCGGGCAGCGGACGACGAGCAGACCGCCAAGGTGCTTTCCAAGATCCTGCCGGTGCTGCTGGAACAGGCAGAATACGAGCAGGTGTACAGCGACACCTGGTGGCGCAAGCTCAAGCAGGGCACCGGCGTGAAGGGCATCTTCTGGGACCCGGGGTTACGGAACGGCGTGGGAGACATCTCCATCAAGAGCATGGATCTGCTGATGATGTACTGGGAGCCCGGTGTGATGGACATCCAGGACAGCCCCCACCTGTTCAGCCTGGCGGTGGCCGACAACGAACAGCTGAAGGCCCAGTACCCCCAGCTGGAAGGCCACACCGGCAGCACGCTGGAAGTGGCAAAGTACATCCACGACCAGAGCATTGACACCTCGGACAAGAGCGTGGTGGTGGACTGGTATTACAAAAAGGCCCGGGAGAATGGCCCGCCTCTGCTGCACTACTGTAAGTTCTGCAACGGCGTGGTGCTCTACGCCAGCGAGAACGACCCGGCCCTTGCTGACCGGGGATTCTACGACCACGGCAAGTACCCCTTTGTGTTCGACACCCTGTTCGTGGAAGAGGACAGCCCGGCGGGCTTTGGGTACATCGACGTGATGAAGGACACCCAGACCGCCATTGACGAGATGAACGCAGCCATGGACGAGAACGTGAAGCTTTCGGCCAAGGCGCGGTATATCATCCAGGACGGGGCGGGCATCAACGAGAAGGAGCTGGCCGATTTTGGCAAGGACATCGTCCACGCGGCAGGGCGGGTGACGGACGAGACCCTGCGGCCCTTACAGACAGCGGGGCTGGCGGGCAACCTGATCACCTACCGGGACGCGAGAGTGGCGGAGCTGAAGGAGATCAGCGGCAACCGGGATGTTTCCCAGGGCGGCACCACCAGCGGCCTGACTGCGGCTTCTGCCATTGCGGCGCTGCAGGAGGCTGGCTCGAAGCTCTCCCGGGATATGCTGAAAAGCGCTTACCGGGCCTTTGCAAAGGAGTGCTATTTCATCATCGACCTGATGCGGCAGTTCTACGACGAGAGCCGGGTCTACCGCATTACCGGCGACAGCGGCCAGCCGGAGTATGTGCAGTTCTCCGGGGCAATGCTGCAGCCCCAGCCGGTTGGCATGATCGGCGGGGTGGAGCTGGGCAGCCACGAGCCGGTGTTTGATATCACGGTATCGGCTGCCAAGAAGAGCACCTTCAGCCGCCTTTCCCAGAACGAGACGGCAAAGGAGTGCTACCAGATGGGGCTGTTTGCCCCGGCCAACGCTGACGCGGCGCTGGCGGTGCTGGACATGATGGACTTTGAGGGCATCGAAAAGGTGCGGGAACGGGTGCAGCAGAACGGTACCCTGTACACCCAGCTGCAGCAGGCCATGGAGCAGCTGCAGAAGCTGAGCGCCATCATTGACCAGCAGAACGGCACCAACATGAGCGCCATGGCCGGGGCCGCTGCACAGGCGGCCGGAACCACGGGCGGCGGCAGCGGCGGACAGACCACCGCAAAGACGGCGACCAACGGCCTGGGGGCTGTGGTGGGCGGCGGAGGCAACAGCCTGGCCACCCAGGCGGCACAGCGGGCCATGAACGTGAATAATCCGAATAAGTGATTTTCAGAAGGAGCGATAGAATGATCCATGCAGAGTATGTAGAGTTCGACAAGCCAACTGGTGCACGGGTGCGCAGGCTGGAAGTTTTCGGCCATGCAGACTATGCGCCCAGAGGGCAGGACATCGTGTGCGCGGGTGCATCCATGCTGATGGAGACGCTGGTGTATGTGCTGGCTGACTGTGACGAGGCCGAGTGCTGTGCCTACAATGAGCCGACCGGGCCCCGCGTTTCGGTGAAGCTGACCGGCAGCATCTTCCCGACAGACCTGACAGCAATGGAGTTTGCAAAGACGGGTCTTGCCCTGCTGGCGGAGAGATATCCGGAAAACATCCACTATGAGGACAAAAGCAAGGACGGCCAGGAGAAAATGGTAAACCTTCAGCTGTTTGCTGAGGGCTGCGGTGACGGCGGCGCTGCCGCTGCTGCCGCCAGTGCTGCGGATGCGGCCCAGGCAGTGCAGGAGCCTGCCCTGCGGCCGGCAGAAGAGCGGCTGGCCCGGCGGAGCGGGGTGCTGAAGCGGAGCAGCCGGGAAGAGGGCTCACCCTCTCAGTCGGCGCAGAGCGCCGCCAGCTCCCCCGAGGGGGGAGCCCTTGGCAGTGAGGAAAAGTCTGAGCTGGACGAGGAAGCGGCAGAGAACCAGAACGAACTCGAGGGCAAGGACGGCGAGGAGAAGGGCGAAGGCAAGACCAAGAGCCCGGAGGAGCGGCGGAAAGCCTTTGGTGAGCTGCTGCGCGGAGAGTATGCTGACCTGACCGAGGAGCTGATGCAGAACGCCGTGACCGAAGCGGCCCGGCGGCTGGAAGCAAGCCCGGCCATGAAGGGTCTGATGCAGGCGCTGCAGGAAAAGTATGGCACGGATGCCAACGACCTGGTGGCCCTGACCGAGGCTGTGCGGAACGGCGCGGTGAAAGACGATGCCTACTACGAGAAGCTGGCCATGGAGAAGGGCGTTTCCACCAGGACGGCCCGGGAGCTGGACAAGCTGGAAAGCCAGAACAAGCACCTGACCGAACAGCAGCAGATGATCCAGCAGATGGAACGTCAGCGTGCCCAGCAGGCCCGCATTGCTGAGCTGCAGGCTGGATGGGACCGGGAAGCGGAGCAGCTGAAAGCCCAGTATCCCGACTTCAACATGGCTGAGGTGCTGGCGAACCCGGAGGTGGAGAAGATGATGCGGTCGGGCGTTTCTATGACAAACGCCTACCGCAGCGCCTACTTTGATCACATCCTGAAACAGCAGCAGGCCGCCACGGCCCGGCAGGTGGAGCAGGGCGTGGTGAACAGGATGCAGCAGCGCAACGCCCGGCCCGGCGAGAACGGCACCCGCCCCGGCGGCGCGGTGCAGACCAAGATCGACGTATCCCACATGAGCCGCAAGGAAATGGAAGAGATGGAGAAGCGGGTCATGCGGGGTGAAGTTATTACGTTGTAACCCTCTCAGCGCGCAATGCACCTGCGGTGCAGTTGCTTGCAGCTCCCCCGAAAGGGGAGCTCTGCTTAGAGGAAATATAAATTAACAGGAGGAACGACCATGAAAGACAAGACCATGAAGCTGGATCTGCAGATGTTTGCAACGGCCAGCACCCAGAACCAGAATACCACCGGCGCATCCGGCATGAGTGCCGAGATGAAAACCTTTTACGAGAAGCGCCTGATCGACCAGGCAGAGCCTGCCCTGGTGCATGACCAGTTCGGTGACCCGTATCCCATTCCGGCCAACGGCGGCAAGAACATTGAGTTTCGCAAGTATGACAGCCTGCCCAAGGCCACCACTCCGCTGACCGAGGGTGTGACCCCGGACGGCCAGACCATGAACGTTTCCACCGTTACCGCTGAAGTCAGGCAGTACGGCGGCTGGGTGCCCATTACCGACACGCTGCAGCTGACTGCCATTGACAACAACATCGTGCAGGCAACCAAGATCATTGCCAGCCAGGCGGGCCGCACCCTGGACACCATCGTGCGTGATGTGCTGGCGGGCGGCACCAATGTGATCTATGCGCCCAAGATCGGCGAAGGCGGCGTGGAGACCGCTGTGACCAGCCGCGCCACCCTGGACGCGACCTGCCAGCTGACCAGCGACCTGATCGCCCGTGCGGCCACCCAGCTGAAGGCCATGAACGCTGACCCCATCGGCACCAGCTTTGTGGGCATCATCCACCCGTATGTGGCCTATGAACTGCGCCGCGACCCGGACTGGATCGATGTGCACAAGTACGCCCAGCCGGACGAGATCTACAATGGAGAGATCGGCACGCTGCACGGTGTGCGCTTTGTGGAGACCAGCGAGGCAAAGATCTGGAAGGGCACCGGCTGCCCGACGGGTCTGGCCGTGTTCAGCACCCTGATCCTGGGTGCCCACGCCTACGGTTCCACCGAGATTGAGGGCGGCGGCCTGGAGCACATCGTGAAGCAGCTGGGCTATGGTGACGACCCCCTGAACCAGCGTGCGTCTGTGGGCTGGAAGGCACACAAGACCGCTGAGCGCCTGGTGGAGCAGTACATGGTGCGCATTGAGAGCTGCAGCGCACGGTACAGCGCAACGGCTGAGGCGAACTAACCCTCTCACCACTCCATCCGCCTATGGCGGCATGTCGTGGAGCTCCCCCGAAGAGCAACGGCGACGACCGCCGCCAGTGGCGGATTGAGGGAGGAGCTGTTGGGGCCGCGGCCAGCAAGACACAAGCACAATACTTTGTGCGAAGTGGATGCTGGGAGCCGCAACCCGATAGCCCTGCTTAGAGAAAATAGAAAGGAGCCGATAAAATGGCAGAAGCAAAGAAAAAGACTGAGACGATCCGGCTGTTTTCGGACGGCGGGAAATACAAGGGCGACCTGTTCGTGAGCGTGAACGGTGTGAACTACCAGTTGCAGCGCGGCAAGAACATTGAGGTGCCCCCGGAGGTGGCGGAGGTCATCCGCCACAGCCAGGAACAGGACGACCAGACCGCTGCCCGCATGGAAGAGCTGGCGAATAAGGCGTAATTTTAACCCTCTCAGTGCGCAGTCCGGCATGGCCGGAGCTGCTTACAGCTCCCCCGAAGGGGGAGCCCTGCTTAGAGATGTATCCCCCCGGCCCGGCGGCACACGCTGTGCCGGGGGTTATTTGTTTGGAGGTCTTTTATGACAGTAGGAAAGGCAATTGCAACGACGACGACCGCCGCCAGTGGCGGAAACAGGGAGGAGTTGTTGGGGCCGCGGCCAGCAGGACACGAGTGCAATACTTTGCACGAAGTGGACGCTGGGAGCCGCAACCCGGGTTGCAGATGTGAAAGGATGGGATAAGCGTGACAGTAGGAAAAGCAATCGAAACCGCTGACAAGCTGCGGCCCAACAACGGGTTTGACCGCGAGCTGAAGATCTTATGGCTGCGGCAGGCGGATGCGGGGCTGAGAAAGAGCGTGGTGGACAAGAGCGACACCACCGATTTTGATGCCGTGGGTGCGGACATCTTATACGACCGGGAGCAGGAACTTTTGCGGCAGGACGCGGAGCTGCTGCTGCCGGAGCCCTACGACAGCTACTATGCCCACTATCTGGCGGCCCAGATGGACGCGGCCCTGGGCGAGACCGACCGCTATGCCAACGAGATGCAGCTGGCCAACGAGAACCAGCAGGAGTTTGCAGCCTGGTGCAGGCACACCTACCTGCCCAGGATGGCCACGAAGTGGAGGTACTGAGATGGCACTGCCGAGTTTATACAGCATCTCGACGGGGAAGAGCATCCAGACGGCCTTTGGCGGCCTGAATGAAAGCTATGCCTGCGCCGAGGCAGAATTTACCGAGATGAAGAACTTTTCCAGCCGGGGATACCCCGCACTGCAGACACGGACACCCCGGCGCACCATGCGGGCCATGGGCCGCTGCAACGGGATGTACCACCTGAACGGCCTGCTGCTGTGCGAGGGCACCACCCTGCGCTACACCGAGGACAGCGAGGACGACGTGGCCACCGCGGCTGCGGGCGGGGAGATCGTGCTGGAAAATGCCGTGACGGACAGCGAGAAAATTATGATCGGCATGGGCACGAAGATCCTGATCTGGCCGGATGCCAAGAGCTTTGACACGGCCACCGGCAAGCTGGAAGCCCTGAGCGCTGCATGGAGCCAGACCGGCACGGTGACCATTGCCCCCTGCGACGCGGGCGGCAAGACCTACACCGTGAGCAGCGTGGGCACCACGGAACCTTCTGGCCCGGCGGACGGGACGCTGTTTCTGAAACAGAACTCCTCTTCCAGCAAGTGGGCCTATGTGAACGTGCTGGAACAGTACGATGCCAAGAGCGGCAAGTGGGCGGAGATCCTTTTGAACAGCGTGAAGATGACCCTGCCCGGGCTGGCCGCTGCGGGCTTCAAGAAGGGGGACACCATTACGGTGGAGCAGGTGCCCGGGCTGGTGGAAGAGTATCTGGCCGAGGGTGTGAACGGCGAGGTGACCATTGAGCAGATGGACGGGGACAGCATTGTGCTGACCGGCAGCCCAAAGACCGAGAGCGCACGCTATTACGGCAGCTTTACCGTGACGGCAGGCGGTACCACCTGGAAGAGCATGAACGGCAGCGAGAGCGCCACAGTGGGCGGCACCACCATTACCGCACGGCGGCGGGTGCCCCGGCTGGAATATGTGACCGAGAACGCTAACCGGGTATGGGGCTGCAACAGCGAGGAGAATGTGATCTACAGCTGCAAGCTGGGCGATCCCACCAACTGGTACAGCTACCGGGGCATTGCTTCGGACAGCTACGCCGTGAACGTGGGCAGTGACGGTCCCTTTACCGGTGCGGCCACCTGCATGGGCTATGTGCTGTTCTTCAAGGAGAACTGCCTGCACAAGCTCTACGGCAGCCGCCCGGCGGACTATCAGCTGGTGAGCGTGCAGTGCCGGGGCGTGGCCAAGCAGGCCAGCAAGAGCATGTGCGTGCTGGCGGAAGTGTTGTACTACCTTTCCCCTGACGGCGTGATGGCCTGGGACGGCAGCCTGCCGGTGAAGATCAGCGGCGGACTGGACAACACCTGGCTGATGAACGTGCGCGGGGCGGTGGGCGGTGTGCTGGACACCCGGTATTACCTGCATCTGCGGGTGCCGGGCCGGAACGAGACCCGGCTGCTGGTCTACGACACCGAGCGGCGGCTCTGGCACGAGGAGGACACGGCGGCAGAAGAGAATGCTTCCGGCTGGGCGATGTGCTCCACGGGGCGGCAGCTCTACCAGTGGGACGGCGTAAACCTGTGGGCCACCGAACCGGAACGGGAGGCCGACCGGGACACCGACACGGCAAAGGCGAATCTGGAACAGAAGGTGGGCTTTGAGGCTGTGAGCGGCGACATTGGGTTGAACATCCCGGCGGACAAGTACATCAACCGGGTGTTTCTGCGGGTGGATGCCCTGACGTACAGCGTTGTGGAGCTGCAGGCCAGCTATGAGGGCGGGGCCTGGGAGACGCTGGGCCAGGCAGCCGTTCTGAACAAATACACCCGGGTCAACCTGCCCTTTGTGCCGGAGCGGCACGACACCATGCGGCTGCGGATCAAGGGCACCGGGCAGATCGCGGTGCGGAGTATTGCGTTCAGCATGGCAGAGAGCCGGGGCAACCGGGTGGCCGGAGGGGAACCGAAACGATGACCCTCTCAGCGCGCAATGCACCTGCGGTGCAGTTGCTTGCAGCTCCCCCGAAGGGGGAGCCCTGCTTAGAGGAAGGAGATTTTATATGGCAGATATTACGAGGCTTGGCGAGATCGCCATGCCGAAACTGAGTGACAACATGGCCCCGGAGGACAGGCGGAGCATCAACAACTACCTGATGCAGCTGCGGGACCAGATGATGTACATGATGCAGAACCTGGACGAGACGAACTTCAGCGACACCATGCGGGACAAGCTGGTGGCCATGGGGCTGAAGGTGGAGTAAACGAAAGGAGACAGTGAGAAGATGGCAAGAGGACAGTGGTGGGAGTACCTGATTCCGGGCCACAATGTGGGGCTGATGGTAGGGGATGTGTATGACAGCATTACCGGCAACAGCGAAAAGAATGCGGGCACCGGCGTGTTTGGAACCAGAAAGAACGATTCCAACAGCTACCAGTACGCCCAGAGCAATGACCGGGTGACCACGGCAAAGAACAATCTGGATTACTGGAAGGGACAGCAGCCGGAGGACACGACGGGCCAGTATGACAGCCAGATCAGCGGCACGCAGAGCCAGCTGGACAAGATGAACCGGGATGGCTTTTCCTACGATTACACCAAGGACGCAGCTTACCAGCAGTACAAGAACCAGTACACCCGGGGTGCGGAGCTGGCCAGCGAGAACGCTGCCGCCAATGCTTCGGCCCGCAGCGGCGGCTACGGCAACAGCTGGGGCACTTCCAGCGGGCAGACGGCCTACCAGAGCACCATGAACGGGCTTTCGGACGTGGCAGACAGCTTATACAACCAGGCTTACAACGAATATGCCACCAGGAAGAGTGACCTGGGCAACCGGCTGAGCTCTTTACAGCAGCAGAAACAGCTGGCAATCAACGATTACAACACCAAGCTGAACAATTACCATGGCCAGCTGAACAATGCCAACACCGAATATGCCAACGCGGTGGCAGCGGCCCAGCAGAAGGATGCGAACAACACCAACTTCTGGGGGAACGTTTTGCAGGTCGGCGCAAGCATGCTGCCGTGGGTGCTGAAAGCGTTTGCCGTGATCTGAAGACCGGTGTGTGGCCGGACAGATTGGAAACGAAACCTCTCAGTCTGCGCTCTGGCGCAGCCAGCTCCCCTAGTAGGGGAGCTGAATTGAGGTGTCCGGCGAAAGAAAGGAGAACGACATGTTATTTGATACCTTACGGAGAAAGAACCAGGCGGAACAGGAAGAGCGGGAATGGAATGCCAACCACCCGGCGGACTATGTGAGCCGGAACAAGGACGCAATGGACAGCCTGACCGGGCAGATCGGCAGCGGGTTCGACTGGGACACCGGCAGCAAAGCCTATCAGCAGTACCGCGCCCAGGCCCAGGCCAATGCTGCCGCCAGCGCGGAGAACGCCCAGGCCAACGCGGCGATGCTGGCGGGCGGGTATAGCAGCAGCTACGCCGACAGCGTGGCAAAGCAGGGCCAGCAGCAGGCGCTGAGCGGCATTGACAATGCGGTACCCGGCCTGAGAGGCCAGGCACTGAGCGAATACCAGAACCAGCAGAACGACCTGCTGAGTGCCCTTTCCGGCATGGCCAACACCGAGGCGCTGGACCGCAGTGCCTACGGCAGCAACTTTGCCAATTACACGGCGTGGCAGAATTTCCTTGCCAACCAGAGCGAACAGGCCCGGAACGAGAACGACAATTACTGGAACAACCTCTGGAACACGGTAAAGAACATCGGCTCGGCGGCCCTGACAGCCTACGATGGGTACAAGGGGTACACCCAGCAGCAGTGGGAAAATGACTTTGCCCGGGAACAGTGGGAGTACAACAAGAACCGCACCGACCAGAGCGATGCCCTGAACGCCTACCAGCAGGCGTTCAACCTGTACACCCAGGGCGCTGGGGATGCGGCCAGCGACGTGCTGAACCGGTACGGCCTGAACGCAAACGCTTTTGCCAACTACAACGGCGCACCGGTGACCCGGGACGATCAGGCCGGTGTTCTGAGCACCGCGGCTTCTCTGGTGGCAAGCGGAAATCAGGAAGCGGCGGCCAACCTGCTGAAGATGTACGGGCTGGACAGCAATGCAGCCGGTTCTTATGGCACCATTGCAAAACGTCAGCTGGCGACCCAGCTGGCAAAGGCGGCAGCTACGAAGAGCAGCGGAAGTTCGAGAAGATCCGGCGGCTCCAGCAAGAGCGGAAGCGGGTGGACAAACAGCCAACTGCTGACGGCGCTGGGTAAGTATCAGAGCCTGAAGGATGATGACCCGACCAAGAGCGTCTATGCGAACATTCTGGCCAGCGCCGGAATGCTGCCGGACGGTGACACGGGCACAACAGCAGCGACCGGAACTGGCAGCGGGCTGATCGCCCCGCTGGCGAATCCGAACAAGTGGGCCCTGCCCGGGGGAACCACGGGAGGGAGCACGGGTAAGAGTACCGGAATGCCGTACAGCAACGCCCTGAGCTATGCAAAGGGGTGGAGTGCAGAAGGGGTGGATTCGGATACGATCTATGCCCGGCTGGTCAACATGGGTATAAATGATGACGTGGCGGCCAAGGTCTGGAATGCGATGGGATGGTAAGGAGAACAAAAATGGCATGGACAGCAGAACAGATGGCCCAGAAGCGGGCCAAACTTCAGAAAAAAACCAATGCCGCTGCTGGCGGGGCAGAACCCCTCAGTCAGCGCAAGAGCGCTGACAGCCCCCCTGATAGTGGGGCCCTTGGCAGTACGGGAAACTCTGTGTCGGACAATAAAAGCAATACATGGACGGCGGAAAAAATGGCCGAAAAACGTGCGGCACTGCAAACCCAGAAGCAGCAGACGGGCACCAACCTATATTCCACGGCGCTGGAGGATTACCGGACAAGGAACAACCTGGGCTTTGCGGATGCCATGGACAGCCGGAGCGACGAGCTGAACCGGCAGAAGGTGACAGTGAGCCCGGCGGAGAATACTCTGGGAACGTGGTACGGACAGCAGGCCCAGAAGCTGAAGAACAGCTATGCGGAGTACAGCCAGCCGGACGACTTTGACCAGGCCAACCAGTGGTTTGACCAGCCTCGGAATCAGGAGCTTGTGAACAAGCTGCTGGAAAAGAAGAGCAATTATACCAGCTATGCCGAGACCGGCACCAGCAGAAACGGGGCCAGCGCCGGGGATGGTAGCATCGACCCCTTCCGCACCACGGGAATCAAGGGGAAGGTGGGCAACACCTACAGCACGGAGGACCTGAAAAAGCTGGGGTACACGGACACGGAGATCCGGCAGGCCAGGGAGTATCTGGACACTATGGAAGAAATCCCGGAGTGGAAGCAGCTGGCCCGGCGGACGGCAAACACCGTGGGCGGCGTTGCGGACACCGTGGCCGCTGCCCCGCTGATGGGTGCGGAGTACTTGGTGCAGGCCGGAAAGAACATCCGGCAGAGTAGCGAGAACCGGAAAGCACTGGAAGCAGAGCTTGCCCGGAACCCCCGCGAGAAGAACCTGTATGACCAGCTGATGGAAACTGACATGGACTACCAGCCCAAGTACAGCACCGGCGACCTGTTGCAACAGGGATTTACCCGGCAGGAGATCGAGGACATGCGCAGCCGCATTGCCGGAACGGAAGCAAAGGGTGGCATCGACACGGAGAAGAGCGTGGGCTACCAGCTGTACAACCGGGGCCAGCAGCTGACGGGCGCGGCCCAGAGCGGCCTGACCGATGTGCAGCGGACCGTGCAGGGCGTGGCGACCAGCGCGGCAGAGAACCTTGCCGTGGCTGCCATCAACCCGGCGGCGGTGCTGCCGGTGCTGAGTGCCCAGGGCGCTGCGGATGCCATGGGCAAGAGCGCGGCCAAGGGCGAAAGCGCAGGCAAGGCGCTGGTGGGCGGCGTGGCCAAGTTTGGCGCAGGATGGGCCATCAACAGCGTGGGTGCGGCTGATCTGGCAAGAACCATGGGCGCGGACTACGCCAGAAATTCCGTGGCGGGAGCTGTGGCAGACAAGATCCGGGCGCTGGCTGGGGATTCGGCCTTTGCGGCGGCACATCCGGCAGTTGCCAACGCCATTTCCGGCGGCATTGACAACGCCATGCAGGCCTTTGTGGAGACCTACGCCGACAAGGCCATTGATGCGGTCCTGGGAGACAGCGAAGCTGCCCAGACCATGTTTACCACGGACACGCTGGTTCAGGCGCTGGAAGCGGGGCTGACCGGCGGCGCGTCCGGTGCACTGGGCGGCGCTGTGGGCACAGGGCTTTCCAGGATGAACGCGGGAGATTCCAGCCTGCGGGGCAACGTGGAGCGGTATGCCGCTCAGGACGAATACGAGCAGGCGCTGAAGGAACACCAGCGCCGGGAGGAGCTGGCGCGGGAACCGGGGGATGGGATCGCTGAACAGACGGTGGTGAACGATGACCCGGCGGTACATACTGCGGCACAGAACGCCAGCATTGAGGAGTACAAGAACAGCGTTGACCCCAAAATGGCGGAATACGTGGACAAGGTGCGGGCAGGCGAGAAGCTGGAACCCTACGTTGTGACCAGGACCAGCGACCGGATGCGCAGTGCCATGATGGAGCTGACGGGGCTGGACAAGGTTGGGGATTACACCCTGCTGGACAACAACGGCGTGCAGCACATCACAAACCGCCACGCAGGCGGCGACGGCAGTGCCGATGCCACCATGAAGAACAGCGCCGACGTGGCCCGTGCGGCTTATGTGCTGAACAATTTTGATAATGCGTATCTGGGAACCCGGAAAGCAGAAGGCTATTTTGACAGTCGAAGCAAACGAGCCCCCATTGTGATCTTTGAGAAAAAAATAGACGGCTCCCACATTATCGTGGAAGCCGTCACTGACACCAAGCGAGGAAAAAATTATATCATTTCTGAATATTTATCCTCGGTGGGTGTTGATCCAAAAGAAATAGCGAAAACTCTGCGCCCCCCTATGGATGCCGCTGAAAGCGACCCCAGACATACGTCCGAAACGTTAAACGAAGAAATTTCCGCTATTTCGGCATCGATGCCGCAGTCCCCTATGGATGCCGTTGCCGACCCCAGGGATACGTCCAAAACGTTAGCTGAAGATTACGATGCTACCGCTAGTATAGCACCCGGCGAGGGCAGCGTCAACGGGAACCGTGTGGAAAACGGCGTGGAAACGGTGGAAAGTGCTGCGGAATCTTATGCTGATGTAGAAAACCGGGTTGACCCGGCAGAGCTGGACGGAACGGCGTGGAACCGGGGCGAGCAGAGAGCCGCCGCACGGCAGCTGGTGAACCGGGCGCAGATGACGACAAAGGCGGCACAGGCTG